CAGGTACAGTAACCATAGGATCCACAAGTCATACACCGACCGTTACCACTGTATCAAATTCTGGTGGAGGAGCAGAAAAAGAATCTATCACATCAATAAAGTTAAACGCACCAGCTGCATTTTCTTCACAACAAAGAATGGTAACTGCAGAAGATTATAAAGCAATAATCAATAAAAATTACTCTGCTGTATTAGATGATGTTATAGCTTGGGGAGGTAATGATAATGTGCCTGCAGATTTTGGCGCTGTATATGTAAGTTTAAGATTTAAGGATAGTGTAACAGACACAGTCAAGACTAATACTAAAAATGCTATAAAAACAGCGTTAAGCGCAAATCTAGCTATTATGTCTATAGAAACAGAGTTTAGCGATCCTATCGATACATTTGTCGAAGTAACCACTACGTTTAACTTTGATCCAGATTTGACTGGAGATACAGCTGAAACAACACAAACTAATGTTCAAAATCAAATAAAAAGTTTCTTTGATAATAACTTAAATGGATTTGGAAAAGTATTTAGAAGATCAGTGTTAACTGCCACCATTGATGACTTATCCGTTGCTATATTAAATACATCAATGTCGTTAAAGGTTCAACAAAGGTTATCACCAACTGTTGGAACAGCAACTGATTATACAATAAACTTTCCAGTGAAGCTTGCTAATCCAGATGCTGAAGAACATATCATTAGTTCATCGATCTTTACATTTCAAAGTCAATCATGTACTTTAAAAAACAAATTATCTTCGAATACAATCCAAATAGTAAATTCAACTGGGACAGTATTAAACGATAATATTGGATCTTACAATGCGGCTAGTGGATCTATATCTTTAGTACAATTTAATCCTAGTTCAATTGAAGGTTCTGCTATAAAAATAACCTCAACACCTATAGATCAAAGCACGATAATACCTCTTCGTCAACATATATTGAAGTTTGATGAGGATCTATCAGTAGCAAATGCCGTACTAGATTTTCAAAATACACCAATAGTAATTAAGTAGTTATGCCACATAGTTTAGAAGATCTTAATAGAAGAAAAATCACACTAAGGACTTCTAAAGTCGGTGAGGTTGTACCAGAATATTTTGAAGAAGATAATTCAAAATTCATAACATTCCTCGAAAAGTATCATGATCATTTAGATAGTAATCAAACACACGGATTTGGTCATATTATCAATGAACTAATCTATGCAAGAGATGTTGCTCAAACTAGCACAGCAAACCTCGATGAATTGATAAAAGAAATAGGAAATGGTTTACAAGCTTCGTCATTCTTTAAACAACCAAGGTTAATGGCAAAATTACTTGGAGAGTTTTACAGGACAAAAGGATCTTTAAACTCAGCAGAAGGATTTTTTAGAGGATTTTTTAATCAAGAAGCTGAAATATCTTATCCAAAAAATAATATCTTTATTGTAGGTCAATCGCAAACAGGTGCTGAATCACAAAGATTTATTCAAGATAATGGACGATTTCAGATATTCTCTATATTAGTAAAATGTGGTATATCAGTATCAGATTACCAAAATCTATACAAAAAGTTTGTACATCCTGCAGGTTTCCATTTTGCAGGAGATGTTTTAACTGCTACAGAAGTTACTTTAGGACCAGATGCACTTGGTGCAGCAGCCGAAGGTGTTGCAAAGATTGATTCGGCAGATGCATCAGTCAAAATAGTTCAGAGTGCAGCACTAGTTCTAGCAACACCATTTTCAGATATTACCGGCATACAAGATTCAAGTACTGGTGTTGGTGTTAGGACACGTCTTGATCAATCAATATCTGACTTTACAAGCGATTCAAGTACAGCTGCAACACTAGGTAACTTCTACACCTCTATCAAAGAATTAATTCAAACAAATTCATTTACATTTGATGATAGCGCTAATCCAGGTCCAGATACGTCAATGACTTATGAGACCATGGATAATGAAATTTTTACGGCGTATACGAGCGACTCTGCATCATAAGTATATAAATAACATAAACAAAATGAGTATAATATGACGAGACAAAACATTTCAACAGGCACATCAGCTAACGATGGGACAGGTGATACACTTCGTTCTGCCGCTACTAAGATCAATGCAAATTTTACAGAAATATATGATTTCTTAGGAACTCCTGGAGATAGTTCAACATTGGCCTCAACAGTTAGGTTTGAAGACAGTGCTGTCGTTTTTGAAGGTTTAACAGCAGATGCAAATGAAACGAGATTATATGTAGAAAATCCATCAGCTGATAGAGATGTTGTCATACCTAATTCTAGCGGTAATGTTGTATTAGATACTCATACACAAACATTAACAAATAAGACATTAACAACACCTACATTAAATACAGCGAAGATCGGTACATCCATAAACGACACAAATGGAAATGAACTATTTAAAGTGACTGCTACAGGTTCTGCTGTTAATGAATTTACGGTTGCAAATGGAGCGTCAACTACTGGTCCAACGTTATCTGCAACTGGTGGTGGAACTAATTTAAATATATTCTTAACTACAAAAGGACAGGGTTCAGTTCAGTTTTCAAAGGCTGCATTCTCATCAGTTACTATAACAGCTAACGGTGATGCATCAGATACCGCAACTTATATTATATGTAATAAAGGAAGCGCATTAGCTGTAGGATTAAACGATGGAACTACTACAGGAGAGTATAAAATATTTACTAATAAAGGTGCTGGTGTCGCGACTGTTACGCCAGACAATTTTGCTGGAGGAACATCATTTGCACTAGCTCAGAATGAAGGAGTTACTTGTGTATGGGATGGTTCAAATTGGTTCTTAGTTGGTAACCAATCAGTGATGACAATAGCATAGGAATTATAAGATATGGTAGCAATAGCAACAGACCCACTTAAAGTAAAATATAGCGATTTGTTATTTCAAGAAATGACTAACGCTACTGATAGCCATGAATTTTACATCGGCATCGGTAAGTCAGATCAATATGACAGTGCTAATGATAATATCATCACCCCTCTCAGACATATTAGAGATGAAAGAGAAGCAAGAAATAATCTAGAATCAGTTATGAAAGTACCTGCTGGAAGCGTTTCATTTGTTGTACCTCGTCATAATTGGAGTGCTGGTACCATATATGATGCATGGGCTGATCATGTTGTTGGTTATCCTACAAATACGTACTATGTATTGACAGAAGACAACCACGTTTATATTTGCTTGCAAGCTAGTAAGGATGCCTCTGGAAATCGAAACGTTTCTACAATAAAGCCGTCATTTCAAGATGCAGGTGTTGATAACATACAAGCATTTAAGACTTCTGATGGTTATATTTGGAAATTTTTATATGAAATATCATCTTCAAGAGTTACAACCTTTCTAAGTTCTGGTTTTATACCTACACAGTTTATCGATTCGGACAATGACACTACCGCGACAGAACAAGAACAAGCAAAGATTAGAACACAAGCTTTAAATAATAAAAATGGTCAAATACTTGGTGCAGAAATAGTAAACGCGGGAACTGATTATGATTCAGCTCCTAATATTACGATAGTCGGTGATGGGACTGGAGCTGTTGCTACTTGTGCAGTATCAGGTGGTAAAATTGTAAAAGTTGAAATGGTATGTAATACCAATGATTCAGGAATGGGTAGTGGTTATAATGTTGCAAGGATGGAACTCTCTGCAGGAAATGGCATCATACGACCAATCATAGGACCAAGAGATGGAATTGGAGCAGATCCACGTGTTGATTTAAAATCATCATCAATAATGGCAGTGGTTAAACCTGATGGAACACAAGATGGTGATTTTAATATCACAAATGATTTTAGACAGATTACCTTGCTTAGAAATTTAAACTTAAGAACAGGTGTTCGTGCAACTACTACTTCTGCTCGAGCAAATAGGGTATTAACACTTCAAGGCAATTTAGGATCTTTAGTGGCAGATCAAAAGATAACAGGTGATTCAGGAACAATAGCATGGATAGATCAGGTTGATAGCAATGGTAGTGGTAAAGGATTAGTTTACTATCACACAAACAACCAATTTGCTATAACGAATAAAGGTCCTGGTTTTTTCTCACCATCAGAAACTATTACTGGAACAACAGCGGGATCTGGCATCGTTACTACAGATTCTTCTGTAGAGATTGATCCATTTAGTGGGGAACTGCTATACATAGATAGTAGGGCGAGAATCATAAGAAGTGCAGATCAAAAAGAAGACATCAAAGTAATATTAACGGTTTAAACCATGGCATCAACAGTATCAAATACCACATTCTCCGGAGTATATAAAGACGATTTCTTAGATAGTGATAACTATCACAGAATATTATTCAATAGCGGAAAAGCATTACAAGCTCGTGAGCTTACACAATCTCAAACAATAATAAACAAAGAAATCGAGAGGTTTGGATCTAATATATTTAGAGAAGGCGGTGCTGTCAACGGCGGTAATGTCACTCTCAATAATAAAGTAGAGTTTATTAAATTAGCATCAAACCCGTTTGCTGGATTTGATGAAACACAGTTAGTAGGAAAAATATTTACTGTGCAATCTCCAAATCCTGCTGTTAAGGTTAAAATATTAGAAACAATAGCGGCTAGTGGATCTGATCCTGATACGTTGATAGTTGAGTATACAGATACTTCTGCAGGAACTTCATCAAACACACCAATAAGAGTTGGTAATAGTAATGTCTTATCAAATGCAGATTTAGGTTCTGGTTTTAATATGACAACTGCATCTTCGTCTGCAACTGGGTCAGGAACAAGAGCAAGCATTACACAAGGTAGCTTTTTTGTACAAGGACATTTTGTTTTTGTTGCTGCTCAAACTGCAACAATTTCTAAATACTCATCTACACCTACAGACGATATAGGATTTTTAGTTTCAGAAGAAGTTATAACAACAAGCGACGATACCGCATTATTTGATAACCAAGGTGCATCACCAAATGTGGCAGCTCCTGGTGCAGATCGATATAGAATAAGATTAACACTTACTACGCGTAGCGCTGCTGGATCAAGTAATTTTGTATATCTTGGAAGAGTAGCAAGTGGTAAATTAGCAGATGAAGTTACAGTTACAGAATCATATAATCAACTTAATAACCTATTAGCTCAAAGAACAAAAGAAGAATCAGGTAACTATGTTGCAAAACCATTTAACATTAGCTTTACTAATATTGATTCAGCAAGTTTAAAGCTACATGTTTCAGATGGCATTGCATATGTTGATGGATTTAGATTAGAACTTGATGAAAGAGATATTGTGGTTCCAAAATCAACCACTACTACAACAATTAATAGCGAGACTGCGACTTCAAATTATGGTAACTATGTGTTAGGTTACGGGAATGATATAGCAGGAGATAATGCTGACATAGTCAATCAAGGTCTTCCAGATATTCAAACATTCGGTAAAGTTCTCTTAAGAGACGGCGTTTCAAATGGACGTACAGGTACGTTTGGAGGAGCAACAATTGGTACAGCCAGGTGTAGAGCAATATATCGAGATGCATCGGGACATTATAGATTTTATCTTTTTGATATTCGAATGGATACTGGTAAATCTTTTGCTTCAACCAAAAGTTTTGGAAATTCCGCTACAGATTTTGTAAATGTTGTATTAGAAGGCGGTTTAGCTGTACTAAAAGAAACTTCAAATAATTCTCTACTATTTCCATTACCACGAACAAGACCAGCATTTGATGGTGTGACTGGTGTTCAGATGGTTGCTCAAAAACGTTTGTTGTTAAGTAGTGTTTCAGGAACTTCAATAACAAACCAAGGTGCTGGTGCCTTAACAACTGGAATTAATTCATTTTTTGGAGGCGCAAATTGGGTTGTATCAGATACTGATTCAGCTATAGTACCTGCAACCATAGTTAATAACACAAGTAACTTTAATATTTCAGGGTTAGTAACTGGCCAAGATTATGATGTCTTAGCTCAAGTTCTAATTTCTGGTGGTACGAATATGTCACAGAGAACTAAGACTTTGACAGAAAGTACAATCACAAAGACATGGCCAACTGTTGCAGATTCTGATGGAACTGGTTTTAAATTTTTAAGTTTAGATCAACCAGATATATTCGCGGTAAGATCTATTAAATCTATAGACTCAAATGGAGCTGATCTTTCAGACAACTTTACTTTAGACAATGGTCAGAGAGATAACTATTATGGAATTGGAAGGCTGCTGCCAAAAGCTGGTGTTACTATTCCTAGTGGTAACATCTTCGTAAGATTTCAGCATTTTAATCATGAAGATACTCTGGCTGGATCACTCGCTGGTCAAAGATGTTATTTTGATGTGACATCATATAAAAATCAAACAACACCAGCAAATGGTGGTGCAGGTGTATTACATGGAGGAGTTGAATATGATACGATTCCAGATCATACACTAGCTGATGGTACTGTAGTAAGTTTGAGAGATGTTTTAGATTTTAGACCAGTCGCTACTAAAGAAAATTCTAACACGCTATTTAATGGAAAAGGACATACATTTGATGTAACATTTGATTCTGACGGTGATGCGAATAACCCATTAATTCATCTCTTGCCACAACCTGGTGCAAACCCAACTGCAAATGTAACATACTTTTTACCAAGAAAAGATAGATTAGTTGCTGCTACAAAAGATATAAGAGGTCGAAGAATACCAACCGGAGAATTGAGATATATTCAAGGAACTCCATCACTAACACCTGAATTGCCACCAGTTCCAGCTGGTGCGATGGCGCTTTATAATATTGATTTAAATCCAAAAACAATTGATGCAAAAGATTTATCTGCTCAGATAGTAAACAATAAACGATTTACTATGGCAGATATTGCAGGTCTTGAAAATAGAATCGATAGAATAGAAGAACTCACTTCGTTGAGTTTATTAGAATTAAACACTTCTTCTTTGGCTGTATTAGACTCAGCAGGAAATGCAAGAACAAAAGCGGGTTTCTTAGTAGATAACTTTGTAGACTACTCATTTACTGATCTTCAAAATTTAGAGCAAAGAGCTGTTATTAATACAGAAGATGGTACTTTAGGCCCAAGAAATAGACCAAAAGCGGTAAGACTACTTTATGATTCAGCAAGTGGTGATACAACTACTGATAGAAAAGCTGACATAGCTTTATTACCAATTTCTAATGACGCTGTAAGTTTTATAAAGCAAGACTTAGCAACAACTACAGAAAATATTAATCCATTTGCGGTTATTCAATCTCGAGGACACATTGATCTTTCGCCTCAGACAGATACATGGGTTGAAACAGAATATTTAGCAGATAATATAGTTGCAGGTGGTACTGAGTTCGTTGATAGAAACGGTATAACAACATCAAGCTTATCAATTTGGAGAAATAACTGGATTGGTTTTCCACAAGGTAATAGAGTCCTTGTAAGGGGTCGAGTAACAACAAGACGTGATTTTGTAAATGACAGAGTTTTAGATATTAGTGTATTACCATTTATGAGATCAATAAAAGTATTTTTCAGAGCCCAAGGTTTAAGAAGAAAGACACAGCACTTTGCATATTTTGGAAATACTGACATTAGTAATTTTACACGACAAGAAGATAGTTCAGAATTTACAAGATTTTCAACTCGAACAGATGACGCTGGAAACCTTTTTACAAATAACACTGCGCATCCTAGTGGAGCAACTAACCTAATATCTGATAGTAACGGAAAAATTATTGGATCTTTCATAATTCCAAGTACATCAACAACTAAGTTTAATACTGGTTCACAAACATTTAAGTTACTTGATATTACAGGAGGAGTTGATTCGAACGCTATATCAACTGCAAGTGCAACATTCTCGGCGAATGGTGTGCTTGAAACAAGACAACGAACATTCCAAGATGTGCGTATCGAAGAAAGATTTATAGTCGAAGAGATAGTACCACGAAGAGATCCATTAGCACAATCATTCTTTGTAAGCGATGTAGAAAACCCAAATGGAATACACATCACTAAAGTTAATGTATTTTTCGCTACCAAAGAAGATAACTTTGGTGTTCCAGTACAAGCACAAATAAGAAGAATAGAAAATGGTGTACCGACAGATAGGCCAATTTCAGGAGCTGTTAAGTTTCTACAACCAAATCAGATTACAAATGTAACCCCATTAACAGGGTCAACTACGATGTCTGCGGTTAGAGCTGCTCCAACAACGTTTACTTTCGATGAGCCAGTATATCTAACACCTGGTCAAGAATATGCTGTGGTGCTCTTAGCTGAATCAACTGCTTATACTGTTTACGTAGCTGAAACATATGAGTTTGTCTTAGGATCTTCAAGTGAGAGGATTAATAGACAACCAAGTTTAGGTTCACTATTTAAATCACAGAACGGAACAACTTGGACACCAGACCAAACTAAAGACTTAGCGTTTGATTTATTTAAGGCTCAGTTTAGTACTAGTGGTGGAACAGTAGTGTTTGAAAACGCACCAGTTCCAGACATGAGATTAACTAA